CTCAAACGTCACGGATACATCCTCTAGCCTCACCTATCCGGGTGGGGCTTTCGTATTTCTACCGCAATGGAGAAACCATGTTTAAGTCCCTGTACCAGCGCAAGAACCTGCGATTCGTGGAAGCCCCGACTGGTGGTGATCCGGCTGGTGGCGGCTCCCCAAAGCCGACTCCCCCAGAGCCAGACCCCGAAGGCGAACCCGGCGACGACGAGACGCCTATCGAGGGTGAAGAGCAGCTACGCGACGCGGGTAAGAAGGCACTGGACTCTATGAAGTCCAAGTGGAAGGACGAAGTAGCAGCCCGCAAGAAGGCTGAGGCTGAACTGTCCGCCCTCAAGGCCGCAGCCGATGGCCGCGAAGCCGAACACAAGGCCGAACTTGAAGCGCAACGCATCAAGGACGAAGCCCTCAGCGCGGCAAACAAGCGCATCTTGACAGCCGAGCTACGGGCAGCCGCCAAGGGTGCTCTAACCAACGCTGAGGACGCGCTGGTGTTCATTGACCTTGACGAGTTCGAGGTCGGTGATGACGGGTCTGTTGATACAGACGCAATCGATTCAGCAGTTAAGAAGCTGCTGGAAGAACGGCCCTACCTCGCCGCGCAAGGTGAGCGGAGGTTTACGGGCGACGTGGGACAAGGCGTGCGCAATGCAGGCAAAGACCCCACACAACTCACGCGTGCAGACCTTGCACGCATGACCCACACCCAGATTGAGGAAGCCCGCAAGGCTGGGCGACTCAAAGACCTGCTGGGTAAGTAAACCACCGATAAGGAGGCCACCTGATGGCTATCGACCATTTCATTCCGGAGATCTGGAATGCCAACATCCTGGAAAACTTCCGCCAGACCGCGATTTTCGCCGGACTCGCTAACCGCGAGTACGAGGGAGACGCAACCAAGGGAAACACCGTCCACATCACGGGCGTTGTCGATGTGGAGGTCAAGGACTACAAGGCCGCGAACCGCACCACGACCGCAGATGACATCACCGACACTGGCATCGATCTTCTGATCGACCAGGAGAAGAACTTCGACTTCTACGTCGATGACATCGACCGCGCACAGGCAGCCGGATCTCTGGACGCCTACGGACGCTCGGCGGCAAACGGTCTGGTCACTGACGCTGACCAGTTCCTTGCCGCACTGCTGATCGCAGGAGGCATTGCGGTCACTCCCGGCGCGCCAGCCACCGACGCTGCCAGCGCGTGGAACGTGTTCCGTGACCTGCGCAAGGTACTGAACAAGAACCTCGTTCCCCAAGGCTCTCGCGTGGCGTGCATCAACGCCGAGTTCGCGGCTCTGCTCGAAGAGCACGACTCGAAGCTGATGAAGGTCAACGAGTCTGGCACCACGTCTGGACTGCGTGACGCAGCCATTGGCCGCATCCTGGGTATCGACGTGTACACCTCGGAGAACCTGCCCGAGACCGACAAGCCACAGATCGTGGCTTGGCACCGTCCAACCTTGGCGTATGTCTCCCAGATCCAGGAGACCGAGGCCCTGCGCGCTCAAAACAAGTTCGCTGACCGTCTGCGCGGTTTGCACGTGTACGGAGCCAAGATCGTGCGCCCGACCTCGGCGGTGCACTGGACTGCGGCATGAGTGTACGCGTGGTTGGAATATCCGGCACACCGATGGACCTGCCGGACGCGGTAGCCTCCGGGCTTCTCGCGTCCGGCGTGGTCACACGCATCGATGAACAGCAGCCAGAGGCAAGCGAACCTGAAAAGCCCAAGCGTGGACGCCCACGCAAAACCGACGCATAAGGATGGTGGTGGAGATGGAACCCCTGGCAACCATTGAAGACCTGGACGCACTAGGCATCTCCACCACCAACACCACTCTCGTGGAATCACTACTCGAGTCGGTCTCCTCAGATATCCGTAACGCGGCAGGATGCCCCATCAGCCCAGTCACCGAAACCATTCACGTGACTGCGAACCGCGAACAATATCTACCCCTACCCGTCAAACCGGTCACCGCTATCCACAGTGTGGAGATCGACGGCGTACCGGTCACCGGGTGGCGGCTGGTTGATGGACGGTTGTGGCGTCCACAAGGATGGTCCGGCTATGCGCCAGCCATCGTGGATGTGAACCTGACGTTCGGGCAGCAAGTACCCAAAGACATCGTGCGTCTGACCTGCATGATGGTTTCTGCAGGAGTGGAGGCCGCGAAAGAAGGATTCAACTCCACACGCGGACTAACCTACGAATCGATCGATGACTCCCGCGTTGGCTACGCCACCGGCGATAACGAGATCGTAGACCCGGCAGGCCTTCCTGAAACCACCCGCACGATGCTGCGCAACCGATTCTCCGGTGGCGTCGCAGTCACGGGAGGCTACTGATGCGATTCCCACGTAGGGCGCTGGCACGCGGGCGCGCCAACGCTGAAGAGCTCATGAGTGATCACATCCTCATCGAGCGGATCACCGGGTATGGGCCTATCGATCCAGTCACGACCACCCGTCCACCGATCTACACGACCATCCATGACGGCATCGGGAAGATCCAAGCCTACGAAGGCCAATACGAGCAATCCAAGCAGGCCGGTGGCGGCGATTACGTGGAATCACGATCCTGGCTCCACACACCAGTTGATGCCGGGCCTTTCCAGCAGGGCGACCGGGTGACCATCATCGCGGCCCCGCACGATCCTTCACGCATCGGTGAGCAATTCCTTCTCGAAGCTGCCACCGGTAAATCCATCGCGACAGCCCAACGCCTGCCCATCACCATCGTGGAGGCGATTGTATGAGCGATGACCTGACACGCCTGATCGCGGACCTGGACAAGGCACCCAAACAGGCGTTGAAAAACACCCAGCAGATCCTTGAAACAGCCGCGCACAAGATCAAGGAAGACGCCAGCCAACAAGTTGCAGCGTCCCCCTCCCTCAAGGGCGCTCGTAGCTCTATCGACTACGACTCGCGCGCCACGGTGGGAACACTGCGCGTTGAGGTGGGCTTCAACAAGGGCCGTCCCGGTGGGCCGCTGGGCAACATCATCGAGTTTGGTCTGTTCTCCCCGCAAGGCGCGTTCGGTGGAGGTAAAGGCGAACTGTTGGGCGCACTGGAACGCGAGATACCGGCTATCGATAAGCATGTGGGCGACATGATGGGAGACCTGATATGACCATCCACCCGCTCGCCGCTGCGTTCACGGCGCTCCTACCCGCCCAGTGGCCGATCTACGACGGGCAGATCCTCGATGACAAGGGGACTCCCTACCCCGCCGATGATCTGCCCACACCGCCGTGGATCTTCTTGGACTTCCCCGAACCTGACGCACTAGAGCGCTCACTGGCGGGCGGTGTTCACGCGATCACCATTGAGGGACGCGTCCTGCTCTATCACACCGACATCGAGGGTATCCGGCTCATGGCGTCACACGTCACCCGCGCACTCGATACTGCGCGCCTGACCCTACCGGGGTGGGCGTTCGGTCTGATCCGACTCGATCACCCCATCGGCCCGGGCCAAGACCGAGACGTGAAATACACCGGTGGCATCCACCCCATCGCCACGTCCTACGAGTTCACCTTCACAGCCTCCAAAGGAGCATCACCATGACATGGTTCGTGCGCGTGCGAGACAAATCCACCAAGCATGAATACGACCTTCCCGAAGGCCACCCCCACATTCGCGGCGGGCTTGTTGAGCCTGTCCGGCGTAAGGGCAAGGATTATCCGCGCTCGCGATATCCCCGCCCGCCCCGCCATTTCAAGCGGCTCCCACGCTCGGAGCCTCACATCGAACCCTCACCAACCGGTGAGGGTTCTTCCATTTCCACGGAAACTGAGGAGGCTCACTCATGAGCAACATCCCGTCAACACCATTGGACGGTAATTTCACCGTCTGGTTTGTTCCCACTCTCGCCAACCCTGCCGCACCTACGGTCGAGGAACTGAACGCCGCAACGACAGTGAACCTGTCGTGCTACCTGACAGGTTCAGGTTTCGCTGACTCGGCAGATCAGGCCGCGATCACCGATGACCGTCTGTGCGATACGTTCGTGCGCGAGCAGCCCGGTCGTGTCACCCCGTCACTCGAAGTGACCTTCATCGACAACACCAACTCCGAGTTTGAGGAAGACTTCAACGCGGCTGTCGAGTGCCTTGTGCCGGGATCGAAGTACAACCTGGTCACTCGCCGCGGGAAGGCATTCGACGCGCCCGCAGCCGCTACAGACCGCGTGAACGTGCGTGAAGTCATCGGCGGCATGCACAACGAGGTCGCCCCTGAAGCAAACAGCGTCGCTCGTTCGGTGGCTAAGCAGTTCATCCAGGGGTACATCAACCGCGCACAGGTTGTCGCGGCCTAGCCCCACCCCTACCGGTATGACGAGCCGCCCAGTCGTGGCGGCTTTTTTCATGCCACAAAACCGGCCTGCCCGCGCGTGTGTTGGTCCGCGCGGGCAGACCCCACAGACCAACACGACCACAAGTAGAGGAAGTATCTTTCATGGCTCTTTCAATGAAGCGTGCCACTGTGACTGTCGAGGTGTGCACCGACATGGAACTCAACGCCACACACGAACAACTCTCCATCGACTTGGCCAAACGTGAACGTAGCGGCGTGAACGATGACCGTCTCACCGGCGACCCGCTGGCACGCCAGATCGTGGAGATCGAACGGCAGATGGCTGAGCATGTCGTGCTGTTCACGCTACGCGCCCTCCCCCGCAAACTGTGGGTGGGTTTGAAGGCCGCACACCCGCCACGCGAAGACGACACCGTTGATGAAGCGTACGGAGTCAACGTATCCACGTTCGTGGACGCGGCACTGATCAAGTCGATTGAGTCAGTCACCCACAAAGCCAATGGCGAGGTGATCGAGTTCAACCCGGCCACCGACTGGGCAGGGTTTGCCGACGAACTGACCAACGGGCAGTGGGAAGCGTTCGCTAACCGCCTGTTCGCGCTGAACAACTCCAACGTTGCAGTGCCTTTCAACTCCGCCGCGTCGAAGAAAACCCAGACCTCCGGCGAGAACTAGAAACCGCCGAGCGGTTGGGTATATCCC